GGTTGAATGGTATGTAACCAATTACAACCAGTTAATTTCATTTTAGGTTTTAATTCATCTATATCAGGAACTGAATAATCACCTTCTCCCCAATACATTCTACCATTGGCCCAACCTTTCTTATATAAATTAAAATCTTTTAAATATGAATTTTTAAGAAATAGTTTAGCATTTGATTCTCTAAATACATCAATAGTTCCAATTAAAGATGTAGAATCTTGACCATCCACAATCATATAATCACCTGTAATCTCTGATATAAATTCCAATCCCTTATCAACTGATTCTTTAAGTGATTTCTTCTTATCTATTATACTAGCCTGCCCAACCCAAGCATAATCATAGTCACCCGAATCTGTAAATTCTATTCCTATATCTCTCAAATAATTTTGAGCAAAAACAAATGGTCGAAATGTTGTTTCATTTCTATGGATGTGGTGCTCTAACAATTTTATTTTAATCATATTTGACTATAAAACTCATTCTGTTTTTCTTGTTTATCAATTTCTTTATCGTGAATCATCGCCCATCCTTTTTCTGCTGGTAGATAAGTATATTCTTTATAACCAACTATTGTTTCGTGAACTGGTTTTTCCCATAAGATGTTTGGTCGTTTTCTGTATAACCTGCTTTGGTAATCTGGAAAGTTTATCCAACCTTTATCATTCATAATCCAACCCCATTGTTTTAAATGATATCCCGGATCAATACCATCTACCGTATTAACTCGTGGCACATAAAACAAATCAATTGTTGGATTAGCTTCTAACACAGTTTTAATATTTTTCACAAAAAACTTTGTTAACAACTCATCTGCATCTATATTCATAATATACGAATTATTACACATACGAGTCAAGTAGTTTTTCTGATTAGCAAAATCTTTTAATAATTGTCGTTGTTCAAATTTTATATCATATATTGAAACATAAGTATCAAATATTCCCTTTGTTTTTTCATCATCTGAAAAATCATCAAGTATGACTATTTCATCGTTTTCATCTTTATGTTTTATAAGAAAATCAAGTAACCGTTGTAATGAATCTGTTTCGTTATGTGTGAGTATAGCATATGAAATGCTAAAATCATTATTCATTATTTTCCCTTTGTTGTTTTCGTTCTTCTGCTAACATTTTATTTGTTTTGTATTCAACAACTTTTATAGTTGACATTTTTTTAATTGAATATGTCCTATATGAATCTTTATATAAATTCCAATATTTCATTTTTTTGAAATTTATTTCTTTTAATAATCTACTAATTTCATACTCTGAAAGATAATTTATATTTATACCAAGAATTATTTTATTTTTATCATCTCGTTTTAATACGAAAACATTTGGTACTCTATCATAAATGTCTTCACTTCTGTAAATAAATTGAATGATATCACCTGGAATATATTTTCTACCACCAACATCTCTTAAAAAAATATTTCTACTATGAGTTATTCTCCTTGGCATCTTTAGTCAACCTTTTTCAACTTTGGAAGTTTTAAATTTGTTGGTTGATTTTGTTGTTCAGCTTCTTCTTTCATTCTGTTATTTAATTCCAACATACCTTCAAAGAACTCATCGTATTGTTTGGCGTTGTCAACATCATACATTGTTTCATAATACTGTTCTGTATCACCTGGAATAGGATAATTCTTTTGTTCTTCTTCTGGTATGTTAACCATTTCAGCGAATGCCCATTTCATAACAGTTCTTCTAGTACCATCAGCGACAACTTCTTCTACATCAAATGGATATAACATTCCTATTGGTAAAGTCATCATTGTTGGTATCCAAATTCTACCATTAAATTCTTTTGACCAATTTTTCATATCTTCTGTGAGGTTTTGATATTCTTCATTATCTTCTTTCTTACCAATAAACTTTGTTGTACTTACATACCCACAATGAAGACATTGTAACATTTGTGCTTCTTCTTGACCAATAATATGTAATGAATGTTGTTCACATAAAGGACAATTACTGACTATCTGCATTTAAACCTCCTCCGTAACTTTTTTTAACTTTGGTAATTTAATCTTTGGTAATTCTGATTTGTCAACCTTTTTTAACTTAGGTAGTTTTAATCCTACCTGTGTTGACAATTGTGATGTATATTGTTCCATAACCTTATCAAGTTTTTCAATCATATCACTCAACTTATACTTTTCTCTGTTTATTCTCATAAGTGATTTTGCTTTCCGTTTTATATCATATGAATTATCAAATGCATAATTCAATGCTTTATATGCAATTACTTCATCTACTGTAAACCATTGACTTTCTGGTATAACTATATCTTTCCAAACAGCTGATTGTGGAACTTGTTGTAATTCACCTGAAAGTAATAAGGATTTTTCAGTATCTAAAAAATCAAGTTGTCCTGACCAATTAGAAGCTATAACCGAAAGTCCTGTCATTGTAGCTTCTAACAACGGTCTCCCAAATCCTTCTCCGTGTGTGAATGAAATCATAGATTTCACTTTTGGATGATTGTATAAGAAATTCATTTCTTCAGCTGATAGATTTCCATGAAGAAGATATACATTTGGTAATACCCAATCAGATGGAAATTGTGCTTTGACATCTTTAATTTTACTTAATGTATCTTCTCTATCCATTATAGAAAATGTAGCTCCACTTGTTTTGAGTATCAATGCCGGTTGTTTCTTCTTGTTAGCAAAACTCTCATAAAATACTTTTATCATTCTACCAATATCTTTTCTATCTTCACCATAACCACCTTTAGTCCATTGACCTACAAATAAAAATGCTGATTTTTCTGGAACTTTGTCATTTAACATATCAAAGAAATCTGAATCTATTTCATCCTTGTCTAATGGTTTATATATTTCTTCATCTGCTCCTTCAAATAAAACCTCTATCGGTTTTTCTAATTTAAGTTCACCAACTTTTTGTTGTGAACCATCTGGAGCATTCTGAACAGCATCATATACTGTTCTCACAAATCCCATCTTTGAATGTTCTGATGGAACTATAACTAAATCCATTTTGTTACAACCTTCTAACCATTTTCCAGATACCGCATTAGTTTCAATACCAGCGGTTATCCCAATGTTAAATTTACCATATGTTTCAAATTCATTTGGAATACGGATGTCTACATAGATATCTGGCTGTCTGTCTAAATTGGGTTCGGGTAAAATACACTCTAAAATCTTTTTGTCATTTGTGTTATCTTTATTTAATGCATTCTTCGGTGTATCACCCCAACGAACATCTAAAATCTTTATATCATATTTATCGTGTTGAATGAATGACCAAACTAAATCTCTCGCGTGAGCTCCATATCCACTACGACTTGATACTGGTGCACATATTAACATCAATTTCTTATTCATTATACAGCCTCCAAAGTATATTGTTCTCTTAGTTTCCACTTTTCAAATGCCGTGTTCATTGCTTTAATAAATCCATTAGCCATTTCATCTGCATCCATTCCAATATTTTTGTCTTTAACAAATTGTCTTCCTACTTCACCACACCGTTCTCTTTCCTCAGTACCCATATCATACCACTTACGAAGAGCTTCACCCGCATCTTCATATTGAACTCTATCATCAAAAATATATGGTGTCATTGGTGAACCTTGTAAACTTATATTAGATGGAAATACTGGATGAACCCATTCTCCATGTTCTTTATGTTCACCTCTGTGATTAGAACCCAACTCAACATAATCTTCAGCTGTAAGACGAGAACCATCTTCTTTCTTGAAACCACATTGGTCTTGTAATCCACCAGTAACAGTTACCACAATCGGTGTTCCTGTTGTAAGTGCTTCACAACTACCTAAACCAAATCCTTCGTTTGATGCGAGATTCATATAAACATCAATTGAATTATAAAGATAATTCATTTGTTCATCATTCATTGGTCCACCATTATCATAAGTAAATATGACATTATAATCTGGCATCAATGTTCGACAAACAGCTTTCAAGTCAGTTCCATTTTCGTCAGATGGTTGTGTATGAAATACTAAACAACATTCTTTTTGTTGTTCTTCTGTAAGTCCATCTACAAAATGTTTGAACGCTAATACAAAATCACCTGGTTGTTTTCGTCTTATATTTCTATTCAGATATAACACTTTAAATTTGTATTTATTCAAACCATATTGTTCTTCAAACTTTTTAAATTTTGTATCACCTTTGTCTTCAATCTTAAATATCCTTCTTGAATTTATACCATGTGGAACATACTGAGTTTGCCAATCTTCGTAATCATATTTAGAAAGTATCCGTTTGTTTATACCATAAGTTTGTTTTGATATCCCCATCAACAAATCTGAACTACGATAGAAATTTGTGTTATATAATGGATCTGGCAAATCATCCCAAATATTATAATAAAATATAGGTATGTTCTGTCTGATTTCATGTTCCATATTATAAAACCAAACCCAAAATCGTGGGTCTGTGAAATGTAAAATGGCATCTGGTTTTTCTATATCTAATACTTGCCTTAATATATCAGGATTACCATAACCACTAACTGGATAAACTTTTAAATATGCATCAGAAACACCTTCTTCGTTTTTGACAGCTTCTGACATATCAACTATTTTACCTTCTTCAGGATGTTTTACTGCTCCACCTATTTGAACCCAATCATATTCTTTTATAGTTCCAAGAACAACATCCTTTGATACACAAGCTACACCAGAGTGCATTCTCAGGTCATCTGACATCAATAATATCTTTTTCTTTGACATTTATTTGTTCCTTATCTTATAAGTGATTACTACCACTAACGGTTAAATTATCGTGTGTTTCTATCTTATCTCTAAAATCATCATCTGTTAAATACAAATCGATTGACCTGTTTGTTAATTTTTGTAATGTCATTCTGGTATTGATTGTTGCTAATTTAAATCTCTCATATAAACTCTGTAACAATTTTACCGAAGTTAATTTGGAATTGTCCATAACCATTCTCCTACTTTATTATATATTCGTATATATAAATATATACAAAATAAGAAAACTAATGAATTATTATTGTTTTTTTACCAAATTTTTCTGCATATTTTAATGTATTATTTGTCCCATTTGAAACATGTCCTTCGGGAATGAATGCTACAATATAATCTGAATTTTTTGCAATCAATTTGTTTCTTGCAAAATAATTTGTAACTTTATATGGTATTCCATAACAACTTTCAGGTAATACACAGTATAAATTATGAACTTCGTGGAATGGTGGATATTCTTCATATTGAACTCCCAATTCCAATGCATATTTCTTAGCATATTTATCAGCTCCATTTTTACATCCACCACTTACTATAATTGTATCATCACCATATTTTTGTTTCAATTTGAATATGAAATCTTTAATTCGTTTTTTGTTCTCGTATATTCGAGCACCTACGATACCTACTTTCACCTGTTTCTACCTTTCATATGTTTAATCAATTTTATATATGATGATATCCCATCTAAAATATCACCATCTGATTTGTATCTCCATCTTGATTTATCGCCATTACTTGTGATAAGATACCAAACAGCTTGAAATCTTTTTGTTATCTGTGTGTGGATTTCAAATAATAAATGTTCATTTCGTTCAACAAATTCTTTACATTGAGTTCCTGTTAAATTTTCGTTCCAAAAAATTACTCTAAATTGTTTACCTACTAATTTACGACAATATCTTATATTTTCCAAGACTTTTTTTTCAAAATCTTCATTTATTATAATGTCATCTAATTTTATTCTTAAAGAATAGTATTTCATTTTATTTCTTCTTCCATTTATGGACGCCAACATCACAAAATTCTGTTTCATTAAATTCACAGAACATACAAGATTTCTTGCAAGGTGTTGGTAGTAAGTTATCTGTTGTATGTGTACCATCATCATTAAAACCCTCATCAATAAACTTTGAAAGTTTTCTCGCTACCTTATTCATTGATACAGTTCCACTTGCAGGTGAAAACTTTTGAACTCTTTTTTGTGGCCAATCTACATTCTCATATAATTTTCGTTTAACTATGAAATACTCAACTTCAATCTGTTCAATAGGATGATTATATTGTTTTGAATAAAATTGTTTGTATAACAATAACTGTTGTGTTTTATTCTCATCGGCCTTTGCCCATTTGTTCCAACCCATTGTTGATGTTTTTATGTCATAGATTTTAATCACATTTCTAATTGTATCTAACATCACAATATCAAGATACCCAACCCACTTTAAGTTTTTCTGTAAGTCCATCTCTACTGGAACTTCACAGCCGATTAATTCATATCCTTTTTTACTAAAATACTCACCTCGTCTTTTCTTAAAGAAATCAAGTATATCACAACCATCTTGAAAGAACTCTTGTAATTCTTCTTTCGTACAGGGGTCTTTTCCATATGTTTCTTTATCTTTATTGAATACTTCAACCATCTTCTCTTGTAGTGTTCGTTCTAAATTGAGTTGATTAGCTCTCTTAACTGTAAACTCATACATAACATTAAGATACTTTTGTATGACTTCGTGCATTGCTGTTCCGAACAACAAATAAATACTCGGTTCTGATATTCTTTTATCTTCTATATAGTTCAGTTTCCACCTCTTTGGACATTCCGAAAACATAGATAACTGGGAATAACTTATTCTATTCATAAAATCCTTGTTTATTATTTTCTACTTCAATTTTTTGTATTTCTGGGTAAAACTGATATGGGTCTTTTGGATATGGTTTTTGTGGATGAATTAAAGTATTCATTATCTTTCTCTTATCCTTCTTCCCACACAACAGATATAAATATCTATGTTTTTCAGGTTCTTCTTTTCTCCAAAATGTATGACCTATCTTCTTTTTCAAATGTTCGAGATTACACGAACCATATTTAGTATTTACATTTCTAGAATGCATCCAATCACCACTTTCTGTCAATCGTAATGCATGATTTGGCATCAATCTAATATTATTACCTTGATAAATCCAATTTGTTGCTTGATAGATAATTCCCAAATGACCTTGTTCTGGGTCTGAATATGAAACCAACACCTTTATCTCTGATGCATTTTGTTTTAACCAGTTGAATGTTTTTGATAATACCACACTTTCCGTATTCTTTCCATACTCATCAAATATAAACAACCTTGTTAACTCCAAAACCTCTTCTTCTTTTAATTCAGGTGAAATAGATTTAGGAGCACTCCTACCAACAGGATAACCATAGATAGCCACACCAGCTAATTTCTCTTCTGTTTCATCAAAGAACTGATGTTCGTTATCTGTCTCATAAAAGATACCAAGTGCATATCTACAAGATGTCCACTTGTGGCTATAATGATTTTTTACAATCATATTCTTGGCTATCTTTTTCGGTATTTCACGAATTGTTATTTTGGATTTATCTATTTTCCCCATTTTCCATTCTTTACGATTGTTGCCATAATACCATAGTTAGACATATCAAGAAAAGCATCTTCGATTGGCTCATCGTTTACAGCTGCTTTCTTATTTCCCATCAATAAAGTTTTAACTCTTTGTATCTTATCATTAATTCTGAACCATAATCCTGTGAGTGATAACTTAATATCTTCTTCTGTATGTAACTGTGTTCCAACTGATATATTTCCTGGACCATAATCATGTTGCTTACGACAAAATAATTCATACTGTTCTCGTTGTAATCTTTTAAACTCTTTTGTCATCTCTGGCCATTCTTGTTCCATTGATGTTACCACATTAACTGTCTGATGATTTTTATTATCTTTGAAAGCCATAAATGGTGTTCCATCATCGTGTCTTGCTATGATTTCACCAAAATCTTCGAGTTTATATTCTTCTTTTGTTGGTTTATCTTTTATTACTTTTTCACTCATTTTAATACCTTCTTTATCTTCTTCTCATCTGTACCATACATTTTTAGTATTTCTTTTAATTCTTGTTTATCTATCAATCCAAGATATTCAGATGCTTGTTTGTTACTACATTCAAAATGTTTAACCATTGTAGAAACTAATAATTCATCGTATTTCTTATCTTTACGACCTTTGATGTATTTATTATATCGTTTACCTTTTGGTAATACATCGCAATACCATTTATACACTTCTCTTGGTTCTAATAATCCAATTGAATATTGTTGAAAAAAATCTACTATTTCTATAAAATCATCATCCATTGATAACCATCTGTTTATGATAAATGGACTAAACTTCTTTTGGTCTGTTTCTGAAAATGTGTTCCACGATTTCTTGTGAACCAATAACTGGTTCATCCAATCTATAATCGTCATTTAGGTTTCTCCAATTTTGTGTAACCATCTTTAAACCAACCACCACCTTTAAGTTTGAAACCGCCACTACCTGTAAACTGCCGTTCCATTTCAATTGTATATCTCGGTAGAACTATGCTACAATCTACACATACAGGTGGTGAATCATCCATCTTCTGTAATACCTCTTTTACTTTATTACATTTTGGACATTTAAAGGTGTATATTGGCATTTATATATCTAATTCACTTTGTCTGAAATCACTATTAACATGACCACATTTCTTACAAGCAAATACAGCCATAGGAATTATGGTTTCTTCACCCGTCGGTGAAACCAATGCTGATAATTTTCTTAATAATAAAGTTTGTTCAAATGTATCATTCATACATACTTCACATTTTATTTCATTTGTTTTTGAAAAATCTATTTCTGTCTGGTGTGTTCCGCCTCCGAAATTACCTTTAACCGTTGCCATCTCGTATCTCCATTGTTATATCTGTTATTGTTACATCTTTTTGTTTCCAACCTGTTTTATTCAAAACATTTTCATCTTCATATGGTGGTTGATATAATGTAACTATTATTTCATTATATTTTCTTTCGCCAAAATTATCCATAAATGGTATTGACTTGTTCACTACTCTAAAAGCTTTCATTTAATTACCCTTAATAATTTAATTATTGTCGCCATAAATGTTATTTCTTTATCTACAACATTTACCTCTTGATATTGTCCTTCTGCAATTGCTAATATACATTCAGCATCTTTACCATTCGAATATTCTTCAAGGTTATCATAAAGTAACTTATACAATTCTGAATAATCGTTAACTGAATTATCAGCGAGAAACTTTCTGATTACTTTGGGTTGTTCTCCACCTGATAACATACCTAACAACTGTATTTTATAATCATTCTGAATTACTGAACCTACATCTATTTTCAATTTACCATCAACGATTTGTCTTTGCGCTGAATTGATAACTCTACGAATATCAGGATAACCAGCATTCACAATCATCGCCAAGTCATCAAGTTTATACATAACATCTTCTTCATCGAGAATATTTCTCAAATGAATTGCTACTTCTTTTCTTGATGGTGGAATGATTTTGTATGGTTGACATCTTGATTGAATGGGGTCTATTATTCTCTCTACATAATTACAAGTCAGTATGAACCGACAATGTTTTGAAAATGTTTCCATAAGATTACGAAGAGCTGCTTGAGCGTTTGGTGTTAGGAAATCCGCCTCATCAAGAATGACTACTTTTAATTCCCTAAATCCTATTGTCGAAGCAAAGTTCTTTATCTTTGTTCTAACATTATCTACATTGTTTTCATCTGATGCGTTTATGTAAAGATGATCACAATCAATATTCTTTGTAATGATTTTAGCCAATGTTGTTTTACCAGTTCCTGCAACACCATACAATAACAAGTGTGGAACATCTTCAGTTTCAAGATAAATCTTTACCTTGTTTTTCAGATGTTCGTTACCAATATATGTATCTAATGTCGTTGGTCGCCATTTCTCAACCCAAAGTGAATGATTTATCGTTTCCAATTAGCTAAGCTCCTACGAATTTTACCCCCCAATACCTTAATAATCATGTGAAAAAAAGTACTAGCATAATAAATATCGACAGTACCACTTTCCTCTATTAAAGTATATTTCCATTCTTTTTTCATATTAATCTACATCTTGAATTGAAACTACATAATACTCACTATCGAAATCATCTACTTTGAAATTAACACGAGCTAAACCTTCGTTTGAAACTTCAAGAGTTGCTGATGTACATTCACGATTTGCAGTTAACACCTCTTTAAAAAGATTAGCATTAAATGAAATTGCTTCTGTTAAATTACTTGTGATTGTTTCAACTGGAATATTTACTCTATTTGTATTTGTTGAAGCATAACCAATAACAATATCCACTTCACCTGTTTTATTGTTATTCATTACTGTAAATGTATCAACATCACTTAAAGCACTTTTACCTTTGATGAAAGTGTTGATAAACTTTGTATCAAGTTTAATCTGTGTTCCGAACTCTGGTAATCGTTTAAGTGCTGGTGGGTCTGCTATAACTGATAAATCACTTAACACATAATCAATTGATACTGAACCATTCTTTACATTTAATGATACAGCTTTATCACCGAACCTTGATAAAGTCAATGATACATCATCACCCAATACACCAATCAAACTTTTTAGTTGGTCTGTTTGATATACACCAAGTTCAGCATTTTCAAATGTGAACTTATCTACTTTAACTGTTCCTAATAATGATTTATCTGGTGTTACAAATGATGTTTTCAATGAATTACCATCTGATGTCCATTTTACACTATTTACATTTCCACCCAAATTATATTTTTGAATGAACTTATCTAACTTTGTTTTTTGCATCTTATTCTCCTATACAAATGGTGGAATTTCTTCACGAATCCACTCTACTTCGTTTTCTGTTATTTTATGTTTTATCTTTAAGATTTTTAATATATCTTCTTTATTATTTCCACCCAACCAAAAGGTTGAATTTGATAAATAAGTATCTGCTGTTTCTTTTAATTTAATATGAAACCACTTATCCATTTTTATAATATACAACTATTTTGTAACATAATACAAGCTTTTTCTAAAAAAATCTATCTAATGTATCTTGCTTATCAACCAATACCCAATCTAAACTTTCATAAAACATATCAAGTTTCTTTTGTAGGGCTTTCTTGAACAACTTATCTCTATCAATATATTGTTCAATATAATCAATAATTTCTTTCGGATCATCATATCCTTTAAATGCTAATTGTTTAATCTGTAATGGATTTTCTTTAAGATATACCCATTTAATTTTATCAGAATTTCTGATTGGTTCAATTGATTTTAATCCATAATATTTAAGTAAATCATTATATGTGATAGACGCCTTTACATGTACAGGTGCTCCTTTTCTGACATTTGTAAAGATAGTTTTATTGTTAAACTTACCACGAGATCTATCAGTAAACTTTTGAATACCTTTTACACCAGTTGGTAAAGCTATATCGTCCAATGATTGCTCTTTTAAACTTTTCTTAAATGTCAAAATCATATCATCAATTTCTTCTTTATTGGTATTGTTTAATATACCTTTAAGAATTCGTGTCATCAATTCTCTAAATGATACTGGGAAACTACTTCTGACAATATCTAACCCCTTAACATCTAACTTATCACAAGGAACTCCATCATCATTTATAATCCATTGACCATATCTTTTCTTTGTAACCCAAAATGCTGAACGAGATATTACTTCTTGTTTTATATCAAATCTATGTTCATCTTTTACATTCAAAAATCTTTTAGCAAACATATCATAACTACCATTAATAAAATCTTGAACTTCTTCCGTAATTGATAAAATCTCTTTTGTCATATATTCATCATCAGATGTATCAGCATCTGGATTTCTATGTTCTACCAATGGAACAGCACTACAAAAAATACTATCCGTATCTGTATAAATTACATAATCTTCTTTATCATCAAGTTCTTTATTATAAAAGTAATTTGCCATCTTCTGTGTAAACTTAATCAATTCCTGACCAGTTACAGTTGTTGCTTCAGCATTATCAATATCATAAAATCTAAATACTGGTAATCCCAACACACCATAAAGTGAATTAAGGATAATCTTTTGTACATGTTGTCTTCGTTTAAAATATCCCTGTTGTTCTGTATCTCCCTCACCACCAAACTTCTTCATCAATCGTTTGTATTCAACTCTTTCATCAAACCATTTTCTTAATAGTGTTGGAACAAGTCCTTTTTTATCGTTTCTATATAACACGCCATTTGATGATACAGATATATTCTTTTTCTCAAATAATTTTTTTAGTTCTTCATCATTAAGAGTTCCTTGAACTTTACCATTTTTTTCAAGTGTATATGTTTTTTGTGTTCCTCTGATGAACTCTCTACTATCCCAACCAAGTAATTTACCAATCTTCATTTCAGGTGATATATTCAAAGTCATGATGATTGATGGATACATTGATGTTAAATCTAAATCATACACCCATTCATATCTACCCGGAACTGGATCTTTGACATAAGCACCACTAAACTTTTCGGTATTATCATTCATTTTCTTACGAGCATCTATATCCTTATTTGGTGCTATAATATCATTACTCTTTAAATAAGTAAGAATAGCACCTTCTAAATATCTACTCGAATAATATACATCTTCATATGGTGTATGTCCAACATGAGATATACCACGAGCCAAATCAATAAATTTTATTTTTTCGTCAAGTGCTTTAACAATCTTAACATCGTTTAAGTTATATTCAATAAACTTGTTGATGTCAGTTTCATACAAATCGTTAAGTGTTCCTTCATATTCAACTTTACCAATACCAACTTCAAGTTGTCCTATATAATCTAATCTATATGATGATTGTTGTGTGTATGTAAATAATCTATATAATTTCATATAATCCAAACACGACACACCAGCAATCTTATATTGTTTTTTATGTTCAGAATAAAATATCTCACCAATCGGTGATAATGAATTTGCAAATGATTCACCCATCACTCTACGAGTTCTGTTATATAAATAAGGAATATCAAAACCATCAATATTCCAACCACTTAATATAGTCGGTTGAATTTCAAGATATTTCTGATAGAATCTTTGTAGTAATTCTTCTTCACTTTCAAATGCTTCAATCACATCTGTATTCTTCACATCACCTAAAATAAAACAATGATATTTGTCTGTCGTTTTATCGTATAATGCAATCGCTGTTATCTTATTACGAGCCTCTTTAGGGTCTGGAAATCCTTGTGTGACTTCAACCTCAATATCAAAATATACCTCACGATGACCAGTTGATACTTCTTCTGAATCTGGATACATATCTACCAATACACGAGTTTCAATTGGAACATCTGATTCAAACACATTACCTTTTTGTATATCTTCACCAGTCCAATAGTTTACTTTCTTTAACTTATCACCATATAATGAACGATGTTGACCAGTTTGAGATTTTAAGTAAGCGTATGGTTTATATTGAAACTTTGAATATCCGGTCCGATCATCCCAAATATGTACTTCACTATTTGTCTTTGTTCTTTTTACATATATGTTTTGGTAAGCCATTACTTAATATACAACCTTTTTATGTTATGAAACAAGTGTTATCTTCTCCCACATCTATATTTTTCTGATTCAAATACCCGTTCTCTTAAATCTGAAGATGACCAATCGTGATTTCTGTGATGCCAGTAAATTCTAATTGGTAAATCATCTCCAGTAAATCCTACTGTTCGTCTGAATCCCATTATACTAATTCCTCCTCTGTTCCTCCATTAATTAACCAAGATGATGATTGTACTTTACCACCACCTATTCCCCATAACATTGTTACATCAAGTTCTTTACATACAGACATTTCTGGAACATTCTTTGTAGTTCTATCACCACCATTTGCAAAATATATTTTATAATAATCCACAAATCCTTGATGTAATAAATCAGAAGCTTCATATTCATATTCTTCACTTGTATAAATGGTATGAACTCTACGAATTAAATCACTAGCAGTATCATCGTTATCATCAAATGGTAATACTTGATTTACATATTTGAATCCTTCAATGATTTCTTTTCTTTCTTCAAATTGCATAAATGGTTTACCTTTTTTTCTTGTCAACCACTCATCCGAATTTAATCCTATGATTACTTGGTGACCTAAATTACTTGCTTCTCTAAACATTCTTAAATGACCTTTATGAACTGGGTCAAATCCACCACTCAATACTATTATTGATCTTCTCCAATCAATATTAAAATTATTCATTCATTCCCCCATGTTTCTTTGGTAAACCATATTTGTTTACTCTAATATAAACCATTTTATCTATTGAACATACAACTCTATCAGCTTGTAAACTTCTAACATCACAGGCTAATGTACAAGATGTATTACCTATTTCTATTGTCTGCATTCCTATCTCCACTACATCACCTTCCAATACAGGAAACTTAAAATCTATTTCTGATATATATTTAGTTACAATCAATCCAGTTTCTAATTCCAATGCTGCATGAATACCACCTTCTTCATCAATCCATTTAAGTAATTGACCTCCATGTAATGTTCCTCTTGGATTTAAATCTGCTGGTGTAATTAATTTTCTTGTTAAAAATTTCATAATACGCTAAAATACCTCTCACCTCTGTCACATAGAATTGTTACTACAATTCCATCTGGGTTATTCTTTTCTATCCATCGTTCAGATGCTAGTACATTAGCTCCAGCTGATACACCAACAAATAAACCATTTTCTCTAGCCAACCTTCTACTTCTTTCTTTAGCATCTTCTGTAGAAATAGGTATAATATTATCTACCAAATCCAAATTAACTAAAAATTTGGATCCATCTCCAATACCTTGAATACCATGAAGTCCTTTTTTCCCACCACTCATAACAGGAGATTCGGCAGGTTCTACTGCAACAATTTTAGCCTTAATAGAATGAGATTTAAATCCTTGTTGAACACCCATTAAAGTTCCACCTGTTCCAGTTCCAGCAACAAAGGCTGATATCTGTGAATCATAATCTTCCAACATAGTGTCAAATAATATTTCTTTACATGTTGTTTCTCTATGACATTCTATATTCAATTCATTACTAAATTGATTTAATGTTTTATATCCTTGTTCTTCAGCTATCATTTCTTTTGTTTCAATAGCTCCATCGAAATCACCTTCATCAACTTCAACTAATTCAGCTCCAAAGAACTTCATCATCTTCTTTCGTTCTACTGACATATCTGACGGCATAACAATTACACATTTGTATCCTCGTTCAGCACACATCATAGCTAATGATATACCTGTATTACCACTTGTGGCTTCTATAATGGTATCACCCTTTTTAAGTAATCCATCTTTTTCATATGAATCAAGAATGTATTTAACAGGTCTATCTTTTATAGAACCACCAGGATTTACTGCCTCATATTTAGCATATAACCTATCTGATAATTTTATTAATGGTGTATTTCCGACTTCCATTAACTTTTAAAGGTTTTTTTCTTTTCACCATGATATTCATACGCGTGACCATTTTCTTTCAATAATTCATTTACCGAAGATTCGTGACCTTTTACAAATAGTTCACCAAGAACTCTACCATACTTACCTTTACCGTGTGATATGATTGAAAACTTACCTTCATCTGAATTTTCAAGTAGGTCTTTAACATAAGCTTTAGCAGCTAAACCTTTTTTCTTTTCTTCAAGATTTCTTGTTCTTGATTCCCAAGTGTCTACACCATAGAATCTGATTCTTTCTTTAACCCAAACATTAAATCCTAAATCAATCATAGCATCTGCTGTATCACCATCAACTACTCTAACTAATTTACAACTATATCCGTGCTTTTTAACTTGTTTACCCATTATATTTCTCCTAGTTTACTTCTTGTGTTTCTTTAATTGCTTCCAAATCAATCTCACAAGTATCATTGTTACAGAACTTTTCTACTTCTGCTTCATTACCTTTTACTTGTCTGAATGATAAGAACGACAATTCACTAACCATTTTATTATATTTCTTTTCGGTAATCTCTTCGTAAGGCATTTGTTTGTATGCACCAAATTCCATTTTAGGTAAAAATGAAACACCTTTCATCTGATATTGAAAATAGTTTAGTGCTGATGATATCTGATGTCCTTCTGTTTCAGGATCAAATGTAACTGTACAACTTACTTGATTGTCAGCCCAATACTTTTGCATAAATGCTGCTAAACTCACTTGTTCCCACATTGATACATCATTGATTGTTCGTACACCCTCACCCACATCAACTGGAACTTCTACAACTACTGTTGAATTTTCACTACCGAAAGCTGGTTCTATATTGTAACCTGCTTTTTGTAATGGTTTAATTAGTGGTGAACTGATTGATAACCTAATTCTTCTGATATAAAATCGTGATTCTGGATAGTGTAATCCTGGTGTTGAACCTGCTAATAAAGATACAGTTCCACTTGGTTTTACTGATGTAGTTTTTATACTACGAGGAACGGCTAACCAATCTGAATACATTTTATCATAATCTTGAATTGAATCATAACCCACTTCTAACCATTCTTTTAATTGATGTAACCCTTTTTCTGTAATGAATTGTGCTACACCACTAACTGATGTTCCTATTCTTCTATTTCTCAACATCACTCTGTTTGTTTCAGACCAATGAGTTTTTCCTAATGTAACCGTTTTTGCATATAAATAAGCATATTTTAAAGTTTTTAAATAATCATCTAAATCTTTATGATTGTTTGGAAATGTTTCAACTAAACAACACAACTCATATGATTCCAATGATTGTTCAAGACAAGGATTACCACCAGCAACTCTATGGTCTTTATTATCCTTACCATTTCTCATACGAGAATATTCTCTCATATTATCCAACCATGCGAAACCAGGTTCACCATTATCATTTATTCTTTCGGATACATCTGTATAATCCATACCTAATTCAGCAAAGATTGAATTATTTGATGTCCAACCATATGTTTCTCTATGTGGATTCTTTTTATAATTCTTTAAATTGATATACTCATCAGATGTTGAATCACCAAATACAATTTCAGCAGTTCGTCTAACATTACCTGCTACAACACACTTACCAATCAAATTCATAATATCTACAATTGTTGTTATAGATATTGGTTCTCCTATATTTTTATCTAAAGTATCTCTAATCAGCTTCAAAACTTCTTTAAGTGGTTCGTGTCCGCTTGACACTCCACCAAATCCCTTGATTGGTTCGCCAGCGTCTCGTATCTTTGAATAATCAAAATCAACTGGTGTTATTCCAAGAAAATAACTATCTAATAATCTTCGTAATGCTTCAACCCAACCTTCACGAGTATCCGGTACTACATATGTTTCTATACCTCTATCAGTTTTTGGTCCTCTTATAACAAATGATTCTGCACCTTTTGTGTCAAATCCCACACCAACACCAACCATCGAAGCGTCCATTAAAAATGTAAATGGTTTAGATAAATCTTCTTTCAGATTTTGTGTTGATACGAATGCACAATTATTAAGGGCGGCATATAATCCTTTTTCTTCTGTGATTGATGTTCCCATCGCCCACAGTCCACGTCCAGGAGGCAAGAATTTCATATTAAAAATTCGGTCATACATTTCTTGTGCTGACCGTTGTGCTTGCCACGCATTCCACCCTAAATCATATCTCTCAATGTGTTTCTTTTGCATGTTGTAAGTTCCCTCTACAACACGCTTAACTGTTTCCCACCATTGTTCATTTGAACCATCATCTTTAAGTCGTGAATATGTTCTCATATACACAAGATGACCCAATCCATTGAAACCAAATGGTGGTTTTTTTCTTTTATATCCGTCTATGAAATTGTCTGATAAACTGAATTTTTTATAATCCATAGCATATAACTCCTGTTTGTTCTGTGATTTATATTACCCGCTGAGGTATCTATAAATATAACAAATTATTTCTTTATTCTTACTTTTATTCACACTCACACATTCCTTCACAATCACAGGTAAATCCATATGGTTTGATTGGATGTTTTAAACTTTTCATAAGTTTCTTTTTCTCTTGTTTATTACATAGGAAATATAAATATCTATGTTTTCTCATTTTAACTCTATATTCCATATCAGGTATTTTCTTTAATACATTATCAAGTGCGTTACTTCCAAGTTGTGCTCCGATTGCTCTATCTGATAACCACACATCGGTATTTGGATATTTATATTCATAAAAATCTCCACGACTTACTTTTCTTCCCTGATAAATCCAATTGGTTGCTTGGTAAATAGTTCCTTGATGGTTCTGAACTGGGTCAGCAAATGAAATAATAACCTTAACATTTGAATCATCTTTCCTTAACATTTTTAATGTTTTCGATACTACAAACGATTCTATATTTTTACCATACCCATCAGCAATCCATAGTCGTTTTAATTCTAACACTTCGCCTATTTCTAAATCTTCTGATACGGATTTTACTACTCTAAAACCAGATGGATGCCCGTATAAAACAGCACCTATCAATTTCAATTTTCTATCATCAAAAAATGGTGAATCACCTTCATCCCAATATACTCCATATATGTTAGTTGAAGCAGTCCATTTTTTAGCATAATGTTTTTTTGTAATCATCTTATAAACAACTTCTTTTGTTGTTGGTAAAATTACAACCTTCGATGTATCGCAATATTTATCCATTATGTAACTTCAATAATTTCTTCTTTACTTTTTTATTTAGATAATACACATAAATATTCTTTGGTTTTGTATCAACGAAATACATATTATCTTCTTCCGAATCCCACCAATCGTGACCTTCTTTGTTTTCCCATCTTCTCTTTAATTCTCTACCATATGGTTTCTCTTTTTGATTGAGAGAGCGGGCATGATATTTTTTACCATCTACCATAAGAACTCTACCACCACCACTCTGGCCCAAGTAGATAAAGTTCGAGGCTTTGTAAATTACACCCGCATGACCCTGCTCTAAGTCTGCATAGGAAACTATCACCTCAATATCTGTGTTTTTCTTAATCCACCTCAATGTTTGTCCAATAAAAAAACTCTCTGTATTTGTTGGTGTATCATCAATACAACACAATCTTCGTAACTCCCAACACCCCAATGGATTATCTGGATTGTATCTAGCTGCTGTTGCTTTCATTGATGGTAATGCATAAATCATAGCTCCAATCAATCGTGGAATTTCACCATCATCATATAGAGCAAAACATTGAGTTTGTTGAACTCCATTTGTTGAATGTGAATAGTGCCACTTTTCAACGAATGACTGAATAGCCATCCGTTGAACTGGTGCTATTGTAAAATTACTGACTTTCAACTATAATGTATTCCACATTATGTGAACTTACCCAATAATCTTCTGGTATTTCTATATATCCATATAACATTATTCTTCTCCCATTAAATCGTCATATCTACTTGATAACATTTTCTTCATAAGGTTATCTCTATTATCTATCTTCTGTTGTTGTTCTTTTCCACCAACACTTGTAGCCTCATATATCTCAACAGCACCTGTGTTTGTGTTTATCTTCGCTGGATAAGTTAACCCATCAGGTCCAAATCTATTTTTAATAATATGAAATCTTCCTGTATTACCAATCTTATCTTCTACTTTTCTACTTAATGAAACAACGAAGTCAGCAGTCATAATCTTTTGATAACTCTCAGCAACCTTTTGTGCTTCAATCACATCTTCATCTAATGCTGAACGATTTGCTTGTGATGCTGTCCAAACTGGAATACCGAACTCACCTGCTAAACCTCTTAAATCTTCATAGATATTACCAAGAGCGTGTCTAACCTCTTTTGCAAATCCTGTATCTTTAAGAATGTCAGCATAATCAACTACAACCATATTAAAATCTTTTCCCATCATTCGTAATTTCTGTAGATGAGCTGATATTGTATTTACTGATGCTGTCTTTGTTGGAAAGTATTTAACTATAAGTTCACCTTCTACATTTTCAATCTTTTGTTTCACCTCATCTTTATGATACTTTAAGTTCTGATTAGCTATCCCTGTAAATACACTATCGTATCTTAATCCTACATATGCTTCATTTAATTCTAATGTATAATGAATAACATTTGAACCCCGTTTCATTGAACCGGCTCCTAATGCACACAGTATCCAAGTTTTACCAATACCTGCGGGTGCAACTATCACTCCAAGTTCTCCAGCAGCTAAACCACCCTGTGTTAAATCATTCAACACATCCCATGGAGTTTCAACTGTTTCACGAGCCATCTCTGAATATCGTGCCTCTATATCATCAATGTATTCGTGTCCAATATTTCTCTCAGCTCCTGCTCGTAAAGCATTATCAACTAATTGTTTTATCGTATCAAAATCACCTTTGTTTTCAAGTATCTCAACACTTTCAATAATAGCATTTTTCAATGTTTGGTTCTTAAAGAAATTAAGTGCTTGGTCTTTAATAAATTCTAAATCTGGTGCTTCTAAATATCTAACTACCTCTTTAAGTGTTTCAATGATGGTTGCTTTAAGAATATCATTATGGACTTCACTTACCTTTACTTTGAATACATCTAATGTTATTGGTTGTTTATATTCATCATAATACAACTTACATTCTTTTGCTATCCATTTTAGACTATCATTATCAAAATGACTTTCATCAAATATATCATAAATTTGTGCAATGAAATTGGTATCTGCCATTAAAGATGATAATATCTTTATTTGAAATGTATGCCCAAAATCTGCTAAATTATTTGTCAATCTTGCTTAATCCTTTATATCTATTCAATCTTGTAAATTCTGTAATCCAACTATCAAAATTCTTTATATGATTACTTAACTTATCTTGAAGAAACATCACTTGAAACCTGTGTTTTATTAACTGTGGAACTTCTCTGTCCACAGCTCCTTGTATCTTCAACTTTATATGACCTGGAATATCTACTTTATTTAATTGCATCAATAGATAATTCCGTTTCAGTATATTACTACTATTTTTGATATTTTCCAAGAGTTTTATTTTCTTATCTGAATTTTCTGCATATTCAATTAAATCCATTACATTGAAATCTTTATCTTCTGTAATTGGTTCAATATATTTTATTATACTCTTTAATCCCGCCCCTTGAACACCATTTATATTATCTGACTTATCTCCATCAAGTATTCTGTATGTTAGAATGTTTCGTGATGGTATTCCATATTCTTCTTCAACTTCTCTTTTATTGTATAACTTCTTTTTGGTTGGTGACCAAACTTTCACTCTATCATCTACAAGTTGTAAGAAATCCTTGTCAGTTGACATTAAAAATATATCACTCTCTGTAAGTATCTGTTGTGAAATGTAAGCCATCACATCATCCGCTTCTATATTATCAACTGAAATTAATGTAAGTGGTAGTTGTTCTAAATATTCAACTAACCTACCCATTTGTTGTCGCATTGATTGATCTTCATCTTGTGGTGCAGTTCCCCAATCAACATTTCTATTCAATCTCTTTTTGACTTTTCGAGTTGCTTTATATTCTGGATATAACTTTTGTCTTTTCTTTGAACCGCCTTTACCATCGAATACAATTATACATCTTGAAGGTTTGAGAATATCACAAGTATATCTTACTGACCGAAGGAAACCAATAAGTCCACCCACATGTCTACCATCATCGTTAAGACTTGGTACTACACTAAAATTTCTAATAAATGTGTTCAAACCATCAATTATTAAAACTCTATCGTTCAATCTTGTAACTGATTTGTGTTCTTCGTTTTTGGTTTGGTCTAAAAAAGATATAAACTTGTCGTTTAAGTCTTTCTTTTCCATTTATGCTTCACCGGATTCTTTTAACTTTTTGATGAGTTTATCCATACCTTGAAGTTTCATTGCCTCTTTATGGAGTTTCTTGACTTCTGGTTTTTCTAAAAACTCTTTTAACTTTTTAGATTTCATCCACTACCTCATCAGTTTCTTCAACATCATCAATACCAAGTTCTTTGCTATCATATTTAAGAATACAAGCATCACATATCTGTTGATAACAATATTCTTTCAAGTCTGGATTCTCTGTTACTAATGTTTCAAAATCCTTTGATTGAAATTTGTATTCTTTAATAAGTTCACCTGTTTCTGTATCAGCATGTTGTATTGTGTACCAAGCACCTGCTTGTTTAAGTAACTTGTGTTCTTTCATTACTGTAAGCCAAGAACCACAATCATCAATACCAGTATCAAAATATAATGGAAATTCAGCAGTTCTCATTGGTGGACCTAATCGGTTCTTAATGACTTGTGCTTTAATTTTAATTCCAATAGTATTCTTTTTACTGCTATCTTTAATTTGCCCAGCATTCTTAAATCGAACACGAATTGATGAGTGAAATGGAAGAGCCTTACCACCACTTGTAGTCCAAGGATCTCCAAACATCACACCTAACTTTTGTCGTAATTGATTTGTGAATACGAGAGCTATCTTCTGACGAGCTATCATTTGTGTTACTTTTCTCATAGCTTTTGATATGATGATTGCTTTGGCTGTCGCCCAACCATCTTTATCAAAGTCAGCATCCATCTCTACTTTCGTAGATGCAGCTGCTAAACTGTCAACAAGAATTGTAACTAACTTATCTTTATCTGATTCTCTTATCTTTGTAACAATTGTTTCAATAGTTTCAAATACTTCTTCAACTGTTTCTAAATGAACATATAACATATTCGTTGTATCTACACCTATCGCTTCAAGAAACTCTGGTGACACTGCTGATTCTGTATCTATGTAAACAGCAATTCCATCTTTTCTCTGTGTTGAAGCTAATAAGTGAGAACCAATCAAAGATTTACCACTACCCTCTAAACCATTTAACTCTGTGATTTTGCCTACGGCAACACCACCATTTGGTTTATTAGCAATAGCTAAATCTAACATTGTCGAACCTGTTGAAATCCAATCAGTTACATTAGTTGGGTTTGTACCGTCATCTTGTAAGAAATACGCAACCTGTTGATGTTTAAAGGTTTTATTTAATTCATCAGCTATAACACTAGCTAATTCATCTCTTTTATCTGTATCTGTCATAACTTTCTCCTAAAAATGTGATGAAGTGGAGTGGAACGAAACCCCACCCCATCAATTCTAACTATACCTAACTATTAACTATTAAACAGTTCATCAAAGGCATCTTCTACCTTGTCAACTGTTGTAGTTCCAGTATTTGTAGTTGGTGTAGTAGTTGCAGAAACACCATTAGTTGTAGTTGTTGTTTCTGTATCGTCATCTGAAGGATTTAAGTAATTACTAAGAGCTTCTTTTAAATCATCATAACTTGGTTCTGTATAAAGTTCTGGTAAGTTGGGTTGATTTTCAAAGACATTTTCTAATAGAGTTTTATCCTCTGTAATTGGTGTTTGATTTGGTTTAACTCGAACAGTTGTTTTACCATACTGATTACCTGCTTCAGCTGGTGTTTGTCGTTCAATACCAATATCACGACCTATAATTGGATCTGTAATATCACCATAATCAGGGTCAGCAATAACACTTAAAAGTTCTTGATATACAGTTTTGCCGAATCCCCAAAACTTTACACCTTCACTTTCACGACCACGAACTACAACGGGAACGTATGTTCTCATTTTAGGTTCTAATCGTTTTCCTTGAATCCACTCATCTTTGTTTCCAGTTGATTTCAATTTGTTGGCAAATTCTTCAACTGGGTCTGGACGACCGAATGAAACTGGTGAAAGATATGTTTTATTGTTACCTAAATTATAATGAAAGTATAATTCAATAAATGGATTATCTTTATTATGTTTGTAAGGTACAATTCTAACTACTTGTTTACCTGGTTCTGGTTTCCAAAAGTTTTCTGATGTTGATGAGGTTGCCTGTAACTTATTTAACTTATTCTTAATTGCATTTATATCCATGCTTTTTCTCCTACTTGTGTTTTATTGTTTATCGTTTATTGTTTATGGTTATCTCTATTATAACCACATAACCTATTTACTATCTCTATAATATATATCATTTTTGACATATAAAACAAGCTTTTTTTTCTATTCTTCACAATTATCTTCACAGCCACAATCACACCCATGACCACAATCTTTTTTCCATTTTCCTATTGGACATTCAGCGATTGCATAATGAACTTTGACATTCATAAAACAACCACATAATGGACATCTACCATCTTTCTTTCCTGTATCTGGATTTGTTTCATCATATAGAAGTTTAGGACATTCTTTACATATCTCCCATCTTCTTTCTGCTTCTTCTTGTGAAGTAATCACTTGACTACCTTTAACCCAAGCCTTTAATGACTTCCAATGGTCAACTGCAATGTTTCGTATCATTTGAGATGCTGGTGGTAGTTTATTTTCTCCCATCAACATTTCTTCAGTTTTTTTAATACATTCCAATTCTCGTTCAGTAGCTTTTCTATCTACTGTTGGTTTTGGTTTGAATTTCATTGAACTCCCAAATGTATCATTAGTTTATCAAGTTTTTGTTCAAGTGTTATCAATCTCTTTTCTACATTTCCACCGACTTGTGGTTGTTTACCTTGTTGTTGTCTTTGTTGTTTTAATCTATTAACAATCATTTCTGTAGGTTGTAAATTTGGAAGATGTTTATTTTCTTTACTCCACACATCATATTCTTTACCCCAATTGTCAATTTGTTCATCTGTTCCGTTTGGCATTGGTGGTCTTGGTGGTTCTGATTTTGGTCTTGGTCTTTCAAGAATTTGACTTGCTGATTGTAAATTTGGCATATGTGAATTTTCTTCAGTCCATTTCTTATATTCTTTTTTCCAATCAGCTTCTTCTTTGTTGCTTGCACCATGAAATGGTGGTTTTGGTGGTGGTGATTTTGGTTTTGGTGGAGCTGGAATATCTTCACCTTCTATCCATTTCATAAGAATATCTTTTTCCCTATAACCACATACTTGATGTCCTGTTTCTGGATTAATAAACCAGGGTGTTCCACATTTTTTATTATATTTTTTTTGTAATTCTTCTTTTAACCCTTTATTATCGGGTTCTGCTAAATCGAGTTTGAGTATATTATGTCCTTCTTTTATAAGTTCATCTACAACTGGTCCTGATTTTTTACAGAATCCACACCCTTCTGTATAGAAATAATATAACTCTTGTTTTTTGTCTGTCATAACCATTTTTCTCCTAATTGTATATATAAATATATATTAAATTCTGAAACAACTAATTTATTTTTATTATTTTGTAAATCCTTGTAGATATTTTATTCAATCCATCTGAATTTGTTACCATCAATGTATTTTGAAAGTTTTCCCACGGCACTATAAATTTACTATCAATTATACCGTTATTTAAGTTTGCAATAACTTCATTCAATGCATTTATTGTGTATAATGTATTTGAATGTTTCTTTCTATGTAATGATATAGTCCCTTTTACATCGTTGAAATCTGCACCTGCTGATAAATCTACATTGTATGTACATATT